AAGGCGGCTGCCAGTCTCATCGCACAGGGTGAGCGAGACCAGGCGGGCACGGACGTTCTCCAACCGGCCCTCTTTGCCAATCAAGCTGGCCTCAAAGGCGTCGCGGTCGGTACCGGTCATGGTGCGCACCTGCACCTCGCCGCCCCACTCGGGCACGGGCACGGTTTCACGGGGCAGATCGTCGGATTGGAGGATTTGTTCACGGGTCAACATGGGTTGCTTCCTTAAGCTTCGGTGATGTCGCCATCGATCTCGATGGTCACGGAGGCCTGCACCACCGCGTCCACGCCGCCTTGCACGCTGAAGTGCGTGACATAGCCGTAGAAGGTCCAGGTGGCGGGGTTGGTGTCGGTGAAAGTGATCTTGAACTGGCGACGCACGCGGTTGGCACGGTCGGTTCTGAGGCCCTGGTGCACCAGATCGTCGGGGTTGTAATGCAGGGTCAGGGACAGCTGCCCCTCGTCTCGCAAGCCCACGCGCTTTTCTTTGGCGGTGGAGGCAAGATTGGTGACGTCGATAACGGCGGCCTGCCCGCCCGGTCCCTGAAACGAGACCACGTTGGGGATGGTTTCAAAGGCGGTGGTGCCAAACCGGGCAATGGCAATGCCCTGCGCGGTGATTGCGGTGCTGCTCATGCAGTCTCTCCTGTTTTCATAGTGAACTGCCCTGCCGGTAGTAGGTGTAGTCCACGCTCACCCGGTACAGCCGGGCCTGATCTTCAAATTCGGACAGCACCATACGCACATCGGCGACGGTGCTCTTGTCGGCCAGCAGCGCAGCCAGGACTTGGTCTTGCAGGTGCAAGGCCTCCTGGTACGTTCTGGCATAGGTGTCGACCTGCACGCGGGCGCGCTGCAAGTTATGTGGCCCATCGATGCCGAAGATGTGCTCCTGCACGACGGGCGTGTAGACGATTGCCGGGTACTGGGCGTTCTCTGCAGCAACCAACGCATAGACCTCGCCTGCGGCCAGATCCTTGATGGCGTCATAGAAGTCCTGCACGGCTACTTCCGTTTCATGGATTGCGCCAGTGCCTTGGCTTCAAGCTCGACTCGCTCGGAGAGCTTGTCCTTCATGGCCTGCACCGCCTCTCGCCTCTTGGCCTCAAGCGCGGGTCGCAGGAATGGCCGCGCGCGCATCTTGCGAGTGCCAAACTCCACGAAACGCCAGTACCAGGCATCCTGAGACAGGTTGCCCTTCTTGCCCTGCTTGCGGAACTTCTTGCCGTGGCGCACCGTCACGAAAAAGGTCTGACGCGTGAGGCTGGAGAGTTCAGGGATCTGCTTCATGATCACCGAGCGCTTGAGCGTGCCCGGTGGCGGCTGGTTGGGCCCCAGGACCTCGGCTGCCTTGGGCGCGCGCATGCGGGCTTCGTCGCGGATGACTTTGGCTCCGGCATAAACCGAGACGCGCAGGCCGTTCTTGGCCACCCGGTCTGGCAATTCGCGCAGGGCTTTGGCCAATTCAGCCAGGCCCTCGACCTTGAAGCGTTCATGTTTAGCCATCGTCCAGCCCCTCGCTGGCCAAAAGGATGACCAAGACGCGTCTCTCGTCCTCGTTCAGGGCCGAATGGATGTTGAAAATCCGGGACCTGTAAAGCACCCGGTACTGGGCCACCTGTTGTGGGTTGTCAAAGATGCCTTGGTAGCGCACCGTGATCTGGTGCGTGAGTTCGGCCGAGATGCGACTGGCGATCACCGCCTCGCGCCCAGACAGGGGCTGGATATCGGCCCACACGGTGGCCACATCGATCCATGTACGGCTGGGGGCGCCCAGGCTGTCTTTGACCGTGCTAGGGCGCTGGATCTTGATGCGGCGACCCAGCGTTCCGGCTCCGATCGGGTTCATAGAGACCTCATATCAAGGGTACCTTGTAGGGGTCGAGCAGGCCATCGATGAACGGCAAAGGGTCAATACGCCCTCGCGTCATGGATGCCACCTCCTCGCGGTGAACGTAAAGCGAGCCCACACGCAGCTTGATCCAGGTCTTGATGCCTTCGGGCACTGCCGAGGCACTGCCATACCCTGCATCAAAGATCACGCTCACAGCCCCGATCTGAGGCAGGGCAATTGGCCAGATCTGCCCGAACACCGGGGTGATGCGCGCGGGCTCGCAGGCGTTGTCGACGGTGTAGTTGGCAGCGGGCATGGTCTGCGAGAGGCCCGCCATGTCCAGATACCGGATCTCCACCACCGACGCTACAGGCGACTTGGGCAGCAAAACGGCATGCCCGGGCAGCGTGAAGGTCTGCCCTGCGGGCACACCCATCAGACTGGGTCCGGGAAAGCTGTCGAGCACCATCCGCCAGCGCGCGGTGACGAGTTGCCTGTTTGTGATGGTCTCGGCCGCCTGTCGGGCCGCCGAGATCAGGACCTGTATCAGACTATCGTCGTCATCAAAATCCACCCGCAGGTGGAGCTTGGCCTCGGCAAGCGAGATGGGCTCCCCTGCGGGTGGAGTGATCAACTGCATGGGCATGTGATGGCTCCACCCTCAGGCTCAGACCACCTGCGCGACCGCAGCCTGGTTGCTGGCATCCCCTGGCGCAAAGCGGGGGTTAAAGCCCAGCAATTGCGCCGCCGTGAGGCTGGCCGCAACAGCCACCGTCAGCGACAGACGCACATAGGCGAAGCCGTTGGTGACATCCAGATCGTCAGGGCGCAAGTTGATCAGGGCCTGCTTGTTGTCACCTGTGGCCTTGACGATCTGGGTGATGGCTTTGCCCGTCACGTCCTTGGCACCGGTGCCCGAAGCGTCGGTGGCCTGCTGGAGCTTGGCGTCCAGCGTGGCACCCGTGCCCAGAACGCCGCTTTGCACGAGCGCCAGCAGGTTGTGGTGGTTGCCCGCCGAAATCCAGCCGGTGGTGACAGTGCCCACAGCTTGGCTGGCGGGGTCGATGGTGGCCAGAACCGAGAACAGTTCGCTGCCTTTTGCATTGGGAAACATCAGAGTTCTCCTTCAAATTGCGGGGGCGATCAACGTGCGCCCAGTTGGACAAAGGGCGACATGGTCGTGCTGCCCTTGGCGGGGGAGATCGGCGCGGCGATCTTGGATTGGCCGTCCATGCGGAACGTGGTGCGGAAAGCCGTGAGGTCCGCATCGAAGTACAGGTGCATGGAAGTGGCCGTTTGCATGCCACCGGCCTTGGTGATGGTCTGGTAGTACGACAGATCGGCCAGCAGCACGTCACCCGCAGAAGAGAAGGTGTTGGCGTGTTGCGAGACGAAGACCGGACGACCCAGCAGCGTGCCGTAGGGCGAGACCTGGATGCCACCCGGGTTCATGCCCGTGGGCAGGTAAATCGGGTAGTTGCCCAGCGTCAGCGTGAAAAGCGCGGGCAGAACGTCGTTGTTGACGATCCACACGGCCTTGCCAAACGAGCCCGGCGGCAGGCGCGAGATCATCTTGGCCAAGTTCTGCGCCAACAGGGTCTGCGTGGTCTGCCCCGATTCCTTGGCCACCGTCACCGTGGTGGCATTGGTCATGCAACCCACAGGCAGACCGGTGCCCGAGCCGAACAGGATCGACTCGTTGGTCTTCCAACGAATGGAGGTGGCGATCTTGTCGGGCAGATAGGAGGAGAGCGCGTTGGTGTCGTCCAGCAGCTCGTCCGTCACCGGCACCAGGGCCATGAGCTTTTTGAGGCGCAAAGTCGACAGACCCAGGACAGGCTTGGTACCCACGGCCGATGCAGCTTCACCTTGCCAGTAGGCTCGGATGCCATTGGTGCCCCATGGCGTGGTCTCGTCCTTGGGGAAGGCCATGGTGTTGCCCGTGATCTCGACGTTGTCGGTCATAGGCAGCAGGGAATCCTCGCCCAGCGAGAGCTGGAAGATTTCCTGCGCGAATTGCGGGGGAACGAGGAAACCGCCGTCCTGGGCTGCCCCTTCGTTGCCAAACGAGGCAGGGGCCACAGCACTGCGATTCATGCCAATCAGCAGACGATCATCGATCGAGGAGCCGGGGTTTTGCGCATGGCGGACGGTTTTAAGGAACTCGCCAACGCTTTTGAAGCCATGCTTGGGATCGGATTCGGCGTTGTTCACCACCGTAATCACCGAGGCATTGGGCAGTTGGGCTGCGTGGCCCATCTGCGCTTCCTCGGCAATCAAGGCCGCTTCACGGTCGATCGCGGCCGAGGTGGCTTCGATCCTGGCTTTGAGGGCTTCAAAAGCACTGACCTCTTCTTCGTTCATGTCGCGCTGCTCGGCGGCAGCGATATCGGTCAGGGCGCGTGCGTCCTTGACCAGGGTGGCTTTGCGGGCTTGCAGCTCGCGCAGTTGCTTGCTCATGGGTTTGACTCCAGAAATGAAAATGCCGCCTGGTCGGAATGACTCAAGGCGGCGACAGTGATGGCGACCAACGGGTCGCAGGAAGGCGCAACCCTCAACGGAGGGCCGCAATAAAGAAATGGTTCAGATCAGCGCGAGGGCATCGCGGGCCTGTTTCAGACGGGACTGGCTGCGCTGCTGCTTGCTGCGCACACTGGCCTGCATCCGGGATAGCACTTCGTCGAAGGTGGCGATGCCGTCAACCATCCCGGCGGCCAATGCAGCATCGGCGCCCAGCACCCGACCTTCGCCCATGCCCGAGCGCACATCGCTTACCGAAACGCCTCGGCCAAGGGCCACAGCTTCGATGAAGGCGTTGTAGTAGTCGTCCACACGGGACTGCATGAAGGCCTGCGCCTGCTCATCAAGCGGCACATACGGGTTGCCTTCGACCTTGAACTTGCCTGCTGAGATCAGGGTGGGCTTGACCCCTTCTTCTTCCAGCGCCTTCGAGTAATCAAAGTGGGCCTGCCACACACCGATCGAGCCCACCTCCCCTCCCGGGGTGACGTAGAACTCGCTGGCCGAGCAGCCAATCCAGTAGGCCGCCGAAGCCGCCAGGCTGTTGGACACGGCAATGACCGGCTTTTGTGCTCGGGCCTTGACGATTTCGCTGGCCAGCTCGGCCACGCCATAGACGCTGCCGCCGGGACTGTCGACGTCGATCAGGATCTGGCCCACAGTGTCATCGGCCAGCATCTGGCGCAGGACCGAAGTGAACTGCTGGGTGCTGGTGCTGCCTGGCCCGGAAATGTCATCGACCATGTTGCCGCGCTGCGTCACCACCCCGTACAGGGGCAGCACCGCGATGCCGGTGCCTGTGCTGGCGGCGGCCATTTGCTTGCGGGTGTCACGCAGCACGCGATCGGTGTTGACCTGAAACAGGGTCTCGTCGCTGGGCGGCTCGCCCGCAGACCAGCGTGTCAGCACACCGGACATGGCCTGCAAACGTTCGGGCATCAGCGCCCAGGGCGTAGTCAGGAATTCGGAGAGCAGGAGTTGTTTGTTCATGTGTTCATTCCAAGTTGAATCAGGGAAGCGGCTAGTGCGTCTTCCTCAAAGGGCTGTGTTTGCTGCTGCGTCCAGGCACTAACCTGACTGGCTTGCAGTGCGAAAGCCTGGGCAATCAGTTCGGTTTCGTTGGCTCCCAGGGAGCCCTTTTTGGCAATGCGCCGGGCCAGCCGGGCTGCGTTGGACTGCACCAGTCTGCGAAAGCGCAGGCTCGTTTCCTGATCGGCGGGAGCGATTTCTTCTTCGGCAGGCGCCGGGTCCGTGGATTCGGACTCCTGCTCGGTCTCGTGTTCTGCCTCTTCGGCATCCTCTTCCTCGACCATGTTCAGCGGACGAAGGGGTTGGTCCAGACCTTGCAGCGGGTTGAGGTTTTCTGCAATCCGTGCCTCGTTGCGGGTGAGCCAGCCGTTTTGGATGCCGCTTTGGTAGTAGGCCGAGCGGCTGGCTGCATCGCCGCGCATCAGGTTGGCAAAGTCGAACTCGACTTCCAGCTGATCGCCATCGAGCATCAGGTCCGCTTCGATCGAGGCCTCCCAGCGTTCGGCCCAGGGCGTCATGGTGTGCATGACAAATTCCAGACTCTGCTGCTCGATGTTCGAGAACGTCGCGCGATCTAAATCGGCAATCATGTGCGGTGGCACACGGAATAATCGGGCAATGTCTGTTATCTGGAACTTGCGCAGCTCCAGAAACTGGGCGTCCTTGTTCGTGACCCCCACCTCATGGAACTTCATGCCGTTTTCCAGCACCAGGACTTTGCCCCGGTTTGAGCCGGACTGCGCCGCCTGGTAGGAATCCCTGAACACCCGCTTGGCCTCAGAGTCCTTGAAGGTGCCCGGAAACTCGATCCAGCCGCCCGTGGGTTTGGCGTCGTTCGTGAAGAACCGCGCCCCGTAGTCCTGAGCGGCCAGCGCCATGCCCAGACTCTCACGGGCCAATTCGATGGGGCTCACCCGATCCTTGCCTCCGTCCTTGCGCTGGCGGTACACCACCACCGGAAGAGACGCCACCCAGCGCAGCCTGCTCGAAGCAGCGGCCAAGCATCCTCAAAAACTGTTGACCGACTTCCCGGCCAACCTAAAAGGCGGCGCACTCATCAAGGTGCTCACCGCCCTGGGCAACGCAGGACTGATTGCCCCGCACAACAAGACGCCCGAGGGCAACACGCAGTTCGTGATTTCCACCGCAGGCCTGGAAGCGATTGGCTTGACGCCTCAGCAACCACCCAAGCAGCGCGAGGGCACCAAACAGGCCACCCTGATCGAGTTGCTCAAACGCCCAGAGGGCGTGAGCCTGGCCGAGATGGTTCAGGCCACCGGCTGGCAGCAGCACACCGTGCGGGGAGCCATGGCAGGCGCCCTGAAAAAGAAACTGGGCCTGAACATCGTGTCAGACAAGAGCGATGGGCAGGACCGCAAGTACCGCATCACCACCGAAACCGTTTGAGCCGCCTATGAAAACATTGACGTTCACCATCGAGCGAAAGCCAATCACCGTGAATTTCGACGGCAAGAGCCTCGAAGTAGATGAACTGAGCATCCGACTACCCTTTGGCAGAAAACCCACTGACATCACAGAAATCGCCGCTTACGGTGACTACACGGTCTATGTCTCCGACACCCGGGAGATGACGGCTGAGGAATTCGACGGCTTTGCGATGAACCTATTGAAGTCACGCGACTGGCTCAAGGGCAAAGGCGGCTACATCGGCAACGGCAGACTGTGCGTAATGGTCCACGCCCCAGGTCGACCTTACCTCTTCATAGACCCATCCGGCGGGGATTACGCCCGGTACGTCGCTCGCTTGGGCTGATCTGCACCCGAATTTCACGGGCAACTGAGATCAGGCTCCCTGCGCCGCAGGGGCCTCTGGCACCGGTGCATCGCCAGCACTGGTGGTCAGCTCGGCGAACTTCACGCCATCCTCCTGACGCACCGCCTGCAGACCGGTGTACTCCTCCCACCGCTTGACGATCACATCCACGAACTTTGGATCGAGTTCCATGAGCCGTGCCTGACGCCCGGTCTTCTCGCAGGCAATCAGGGTGGTGCCCGAGCCACCGAACAGATCCAGCACGATGTCCCGGCTCTTGGACGAATTCTTGATGGCCCGCTCGACCAGCTCGACCGGTTTCATGGTCGGGTGCAGGTCGTTGACCCGGGGCTTGTTGTAGTTCCAGATGTCAGACTGATCGCGGTCGCCACACCAGAAGTGATCAGCGCCCTGCTTCCAGCCGTACAGGATGGGTTCGTACTGGCGCTGATAGTCGGCCCGGCCCAGGGTGAAAGTGTTCTTGGACCAGATGATGAAGGTGGACCACTTGCCACCGGCATCCAGCCAGGCCTTTTGCAGGGTGTGCAGCTCCGAGGAGCTCATGGCCACGTAGCAGCCGCCCTTGGTGACCATCAGCAGGTTCACGCAGGCGTCGTACAGGAACTGGTAGAAGCCGTCGCCCAGGGCGTCGTTGAGGATGCGCCGGTCCTTGCCGCGCATTTTGTCCTTGGCGTTGTTGCCATAGTCCACGTTGTAGGGCGGATCTGTGAAGGCCATGTCGGCCAGCTCGTTGCCCATGAGCTTTTCCACATCGGACAGCATGGTCGAGTCGCCACAAAGGAGGCGGTGGTTGCCGAGAATCCACAGGTCGCCAGGTCTGGATACAGGTTCCTTGGGTGTCTCTGGGACTGCGTCATCATCGGTCAAACCACCGCCTGCGTCTCCGTTGATCAGTCGGTCAAGCTCCTCGTCGCTGAAGCCCATCAGGCCCAGGTCGAAGTCGGCGTCCTGCAGATCGGTCAGCTCGAGTTTCAGCAGCTCGTCGTCCCAGCCCGCAAGTTCAGCTAGCTTGTTGACACTGAGTCGAAACGCTTTGATTTGCGTTTCGGTCATGTCATCACCCAAAAGCACAGGGACTGTTTCCAGCCCAAGTTTCTTAGCCGCTTTGAGTCTCAAATGGCCGTCGATGACAGTGCCATCGCTCTTGGCAACAATCGGGACACGGAATCCAAACTCACGAATTGCCGCAGAGACGGCATCAACAGCATGATCGTTTTTACGAGGATTACGTGCGTATTCGATCAATTTTTGAATCGGCCAATACTCAAGCTGCTGCATGCACACCTCCCAGCACATTTTTCACACGTTGAATGACGTCATCAATGACTTGACGACAAACTCTGTTTGAACGGGCCAGATTCGCTCTTGAGAATCCGCAATGCACATGCAGGATGTAGATTGACAGGAAATCAGTTGTGAATAGTTTTCTGTTCTTTCGACCTCCCAATCGTGGATTGAGAAGTCCTGTCCGGATGGCGTGAGCGTTGTTCTGGGCCACAGTTACCCACTCTAGGTTTTCAAGTCTGTTGTCTGACTTGTTTCCATTGCAATGGTTAACGACCTTGCCTGCTTCTGGGCCATGCCATGCACTCATAACCATCCGATGTCCTTTGACATGTTTTTTTGTGCCGTCGACACGCATTCGATAAACGCGGTATCCGTCAACATCCAGGGAGCCCTTGAGTTTCAAAGTCTCATACCGCCTGATCAACCGACCTGATTTGCTGTATTGCTCACGGCACACCCGAAACATGTCTCCATTGCGGTCTACGGCATAGCAGTCGTTCTCAAGACAAAACCTGAATTCATTCACTCCGATGGAAGCCAAATCAGCCGCAATTTGCGCCACTTGCTCATCGCTGTGAGTGCGGGCATTGCGGGCGTAGGGAATCAGGTTATCCACAGGCGTGATTCGAATTTCAGGGCGAATCTGGGCTTGGCTCATGCGAGTTCCTACAATGACCTGTATCGAAAGCAGGTCAGATGAAGATTGAAGTAAAGAAAGGCGTCCTCGCCCGCAAGTTGGGCAAGGATTTCAAAGACGAAGGATTTGTCCCCTTGAACGTGGGGACCTACGAGGTTTCAGGCCCAGCTGAGCACGGGTACCTGGCTGTGACCGTTTCCGCTGACCTCACCGGCTTCATCCATGTGGACAAGCTCGAGGAATTTGTGAAGCAGGACCTTGTGGTGCTTTGCTGAATCAAGATGCTTTGATTCCCAAGGTATCGAGAATTTATCTTTTTTCCCGCCGAAATGCGACACCCTTTTTTCGGCCAATTTACGCAATCACCGTCACTCTGACAGCAAGCGCCTGAACCCACTGAAAATATTGCCCAAAATTGCCAATCAAGGCTGAGGGCAATACTCCAGCAACGCTCTCCCTCACGAGGTGATCTGGTGGATCACCTGCAGCATGGCGTACTGCCAGTGGCGCTGCGCTGTGCGTGAGCAGCAGCCAAAACGCTGGCCAATGTCGCGCCAGCCGTATCGCCGGGCACGCATCCAGACGAGTTTTCGCTGCTCCACTTCCAGGCACTGGATCCAGCGCATGACCTCCAGCATCTCGTCGACCTCCTGAGGGGTGGGTGGAAACTTGATGTAGCGGCGTTCCTCCAGGGCGCTGCGCTCTGCTGGCGTGGCCTTGATCTCGGGCCAGTAGCTGACATAGCCCTGCACCCGGACGGCGGGCAGACGGTAGGCCGTGCGGGCGGCCTGCCGAAAGCGCTCGCCGATGCTCTCGATGGTGTGTTCATCCAATTTTTCCCCCTTTGCTTTTTGCCCCATAGAGCCGGTTGCCGATGCGCTCGATGAGTTGTTGTTCCAGAAAATCAAGCCGTTCATCACTCGAGGAGATGACGAGCAGGTGGTTGTTTTGCCACCCGTCGCGCTTGGTGCGTTCGATGTCCATCGGGATGGGCTGGGCGCGGCCCAGCGGAGACGGGTAGCGAGGAGCCGGGATCTTCATCTCACACCTCCTCGTGGTTTTGCATGGCCAGGTGCAGCAAGGCGATGGCATCGGCCTCGTTGTCATCGCTCACGTGAAACCCGAGCTCACCGACGGCCCGGATCACCTCGTCCTTGGAGGCATTGCCCTTACCGCTGATGTGGCGTTTGATGGTGCCCACAGGCACGCCCTCGTACGGGATCTGGTGGTGCTCGCACCAGGCGGTGAGCGTGGCCATGAGGCCGCCGTACACGTGCGCGGCGTCCACGCCGAGGTGACGGCGCACCTCCTCGAAGTACACGGCGTCGATGCCGTTGTCGGTGGTGCCCTTGATTTCCGTGAGCCAGCGCTTGAAGCGCAGAAAGCGCATGCCGCCGCCCTCAAAGCGCTGGGGCTTGAAGCTGGCAAAGCCGTGTGTGATGCTCCCCGCCGGATCGCGAAGAGCCCATCCGGTTGTCGTGCCCAGATCGAGGGCCAAAATCGTCTTGAGTGTCATGGTGGTCCTTGCTCTGACGCACCGACGCATATCGACGTTGTTTTCTATATTCCCTCTATTACGCGTACGCGTGAGACGTCGATAATAGGAAAACAGCGTCGAGCTGTGTCATGCGTCAGTCGTGTGTCTGAAAGTGAATTCTTTTGAGTTTGTTTTCGGGTTGTGTTTGGTCTTAGTCGACCTCGTGGGGCGTGAAGCGAACGGGTGCGCCCTGCTTCAAACCGATGCCTTGGAAGCCGCGAACACCACTTGAGTTGCGCCATCGCTCCACCCCTTTGGAGATCAGCAGGTCAGAAAACCGCCGCTGCGAGCCCTGGTATTCCCCGTTGGTTTCGGCCCACTGCTTCCAGTCGTTGTAGAGCTCAAAGGTCAGGGACTTGGCGTTGCTCACCAGCACACAGCGCTCCTCAATCCAGCGACCCATGACGTCCTCGGACTCGAAGTACTCGTTGGTGGCAGACGTCACCGAGGTGGGCTGCTTAAGACCCTCTCGCTGCCACATGAGGCAGCCCTGCACGGCCCAGGCCAGGATGCCGTCGCGCTCCTTAAGGAGCTTGGACTGCAGCTGGTGATCGCGTTTTTCGGGCGGGATGGACAGCGTGAAAGGGATCAGGTGCATGCGCCGCTTGATCGCCTCATCGATGTTGCGAATGGCGGGCTTGTGGTTGCCCGAAATCACGATCTTGTAGGCGGGCACGTAGGTGAAAAAGTCCTGGCGCATGAAGCGCGCAGAGACCCGGTCACCCCCGGTGATCTCCTTGATCTTGGATTCGTTCCAGCGCCTGCCCTGCTCGGTTTCCGTGGCCGTGACCAGGCGTGAGCCCATGAGCCCGGCCAGGTCCGTGGGGTGGCGGTCGTTGCGCGACTCCATGAAGGTTTCCATGGGCGCATTGGCGGCGTAGTCCCCCATGATGGTGAACAGGGTGTTGACGAAAACCGACTTTCCGTTGCCGCCTGTGCCGTAGAGGAACAGCAGTGCGTGCTCTGTGGTGAGGCCTGTGAGGCAGTAGCCCGCCATACGTTGCAGATAGGCCAACAGCTCGGCATCGCCTCCGGTGACTTGCGCCAGAAACGCCAGCCACTGCGGACACTCGCCACGGGGACTGGCGGTCGTGATCTTGGTCATCCGGTCGATGCGCTGGTGCGGCCGAAGCACCCCGGTCTTGAGCTCGATGACGCCCTCGGGGGTGTTCAGGAGCCAGGGATCGGGGTCCCACTCTTCGATGTTGGCGGCATGCTTGGGGTCGGAGCGGATGATCCGCTCCACCGACCCGATGGAGGAGGCACTGGCCAGCTTGGACTTGAGCTTGGGCGTATCGGCCTTGCGCGAGGCTGCCCGGCAGATGCCCCGCGAGAGGTGCTGCACGTAGAGCATCTTGTCCTCTATCCAGCGCTTGCCGTTCCACCAGAACCACTTGCCCAGCTGGGCGCAGTAGCGCAGGTCGATGCCGTAGCGGTTGGTAAACGCAATCGCCAGCCCGTCCTCGGTGCTCCAGTTCACCCCATCGACCAGGTCGACCGATGAGGTGTCCATCTCCGACGGATCCGGGTCTTTGGCAATGGGCAGCCTGTGCCCTGTGAGGATGAAGCCGTCCACATCAAAAGCGGCGCCATCGCTTTGTGCCTCGCCCTGCCCTACCCCCTCGGCCAGCGCGTCGGCAGCGTCCCAGCCTGTGGGTTTGAAATCGGGAGGGATCAGGATGTCGCAGGATCGTGCTCCAGCCTCCAGAGCGGCCTTGGCGGCCGACTCGGCGTAGCTCCAGCCTGGCGCGTCCTTGTCCGGCCAGATCAGCACCGCCTTGCCCTCAAGGGGGCGCCAGTCGGTTTTGTCCACCGGCGCGTTGGCCCCTTGCATGGCGGTGGTTGCGCAGTACCCGGCATCGATCAGCGCCTGGGCGCACTTCTCACCCTCGACCAGAATGACCGTCTCGGCAGCGAGCATGCCCGGCTGGTTGTACAGCGGCCTGGGTGTGGGAGGCGCCATGCGGCGCTTTTTGACATCCCAGGGCCGAAACTCCTTCTTGCCGGGCTCCGGCTCATAGCGGGAGACCACGGCGATCAGTTTGCCGCTGGCGTCCTGGTACTCCCACTTGGCCGTGGGCACCCCCAGCTCATCGACTGCGGGGCCGGATTTCTTGGCCCGTGCCTTGGGGATGTCCAGCCTGGGCATACCCAAAATCTCCTGGGCGACTTCAATCACTCGAGAGAACTCGGTCTTGATGTCCAGGTGGCGGTTACCGGCAATCAGGTGGAACAGATCGCCACCGGTGCCCTCCGCCCTGTCGGTCCACAGTCCGGCCTTGGGGCCACTGAGGACCACCTCCAGGCTGTCGCCTGCCGCGCCATAGACGTTGCCCACATAAAAGCAGTTGCGCCGGATCACGCCTGCGGGCAGCAGGTACGTGAGCACACTCTCGGCGTTGTCGATCAGGGCAGCTCTCACCCGCTCGCGCATCTGCCCCGCATCGCCCGGCCCCTTGCGCTCTGGCGCATCGCCCTGTTCATTGAAATCAAGCACTCATTTCCCCCTTCTTGTTTTTCTTGATGGCGCGCGTTGGCGCCTCCGGGCTCATGAATCCGGTCTTGAGCGCCACCTCACGGATGAAGTTGGCATCAAGGCTGACGGTGCCCGCCCAGATGTCCAGGCGCTCGTCGTGCATGAAATTCCACGCACGGCTTTGCTCCACAGGCGTGGCGTACAGGCAGTCGTGGATGGCCTGGCAAATCATTCCGACCACCAGATTGGCCTCGGGGCACTGGGGTTGTGCCTGGCGCGAGAGCATCTGAAAGATGGCGGAAATCCTGACCAGCGGCTGGGCTGGCTTGTGCAGCTTTCTGGGATCGATCACCATCACGCACCTCCCCAGCAGCGGTCCGCCCAGGAGCAAAAACGGCACTCGAAGTGCGTCTGATCCATGAAAGCGCGCGGCAGCAACTCGCCCACCTCGGTGGCTTTGAGGATGCGAGCGGCCCGGTCGGACATGCGCTGCGCCAGTTGCGCATCAAATGGCACCAGCTCGGCATAGATCTCCATGGTGTCGGCGTTCACGGCTGTGAAGAGCGCCGGGTTTTCATGGAGGTCCAGATAGCTCTGGTACACGGCGACCTGCGCGGCGTAGACGGGCTTGGAGACCGCCAGCTTGTGCTTGACCAGGTCCTTCCAGGACTTGGCGCTCAGGCACTTGTTCTCCCACAGCGCGGGGTACGCAAATCCCTCGGGGCCGCCGAGCAGGATGCCGTCGATGTGCCCGCGAAGGCGACCCTGCGCGAGCGAGAAGCCGAACTGGTGGCCATCGCTCTTGTGGGTCTTGAGGTCAAAGCCCGCCATGCGCAGCCAGCCAATGACCATGTCCTCGGTCTGGTGCCCGCGCTCAAAGACGCGCAGGATTCGGCCCGAGAAGGCCTTGCCCTGGTCCACGGGGGCCTTGACGTACTCGTACTGAAGCTGGCGCTCGCAGGCCGCCCCCAGTCGCGATCCGCCCAGGTAGGTGCGGGGCGTGCTCGCTTCGTTTTTCTTTTGCATGGCGTGATCGATCAACCATTCGATCTGTCCGCTCACGCTTGCATTCGAGTTGAAGTCCATCATGGCTTCACCTCCCAAGGTAAGTCATCCTCCATGTCCGCAAACGGGTTGGTTGAGAGCGCCTGCGCCGCCGCATCCTTGATGGGGTCGTGCACAGGCTTGGCCGTCATGCGAACGGGTGGATATTTGGTTTTTTCATGTGCCTGCGTCATGGCCTCGACGTAGCCCGTGACGATGGCGTTGATGACACTCAAGGCCTGCGTCTCGCTGTAGCTGCCAAGCGGCTTGTCAAAGCCAATCTCGGACGCCGCTTCACCGAAAAACTTCAGGCACTTGCGCATGCACTCCAGCTCAAGTTCTGTGGCGTCAACCATGAGCGCCTCCGCTGGCGTGTCGTTGTCCAGTGCCCTGACCCAGCTGCCGTACATGCGGTGAAACGCACGCTGGCAGCGCCCAGAGCAAAACACCCAGTCGATGGGGTAACGGGCGGGCGAACCCACCCGTTGCCGGGTGTCTGTGTGTAGGAAGCCCCTGGCCTCCCGTGAGCAGACCCAACATTTCATGCCCCTCGCCTGTTACTGAGCCCAGCTCGGTTTGCCGGACACCGCAGGTGCGGCGGGACGGGACTGAGGGACATGGGCGTTGCCCGCAAAGGCTGGGGTAGCTGCTGCCGGTGCACCGGAGTTGCCACCGCCGGAACTCACCTTGCTGGGCACGCCCATGAAGGCGGCGTAGTCCTTGTGGTCGGGCTCAACGGCCAACCGCACGATGTTGCGGTCGTCCCCCCGGCCATCCTTTTCCACATCCACGCGGGCGAGGAATTCGACGCCATCCAGGTCCACAAAGCCGTTGATGCGACGGGCAGCTGAGGCCTGCGGGGAGTTGTCCTGCGGGTGGACATTGCGGGCGCTGTTGAGCAAGGCGCGGATGAAGCCGCGTCCCATCTGCCCCCAGGCCGGTCCCTTGGCCGAGTGCAGACCGATGTTTGTCCACATCTTGCGCTTGGCGTACTGGCCTGCGGTGACCACGAACTCGGCGGCCAGGTACACGGCGCCCGTCTCGTTGGACTGCGTGGCGTAGCCATCGGTCCAGCCCTGGGTGTAGTCGTCAAAGCCACCGGGCTTGATGGACATGCGTACCGGCACGATGGTGCCCTTGGGAATCAGGTCAAAGGCGCCTTGCTGGGCCTGCGCGTCGTTGAAGTCGTTCCAGCTGGAACCAGAGGTATGGGTCGTGTTCATGTCGAATCCTTAAGCGATGGGTTGTTGGGTTTGGGTAACGCTGGCCTGGGCGTTTGCCGTGGCGGTAACGTTCAGGCACTTGTTGATGAGCTGCCCCAGATCGGGTGCTTCGAGTGCGTCCAGGCGGCCCGAGCGGTCCTTGCTAGGAAAGCCATAGGGGTTGTCGGCGCGGGTGACGAAGGCGCGGAAGCTGCCGCCGTTCTCGTCCTTGATGGAGGACAGGGTGATGACTTCGTCGAGCACGCCCGGCAACTCCAGCGCGGTCTTGCTGCCCTCGAGCTGCAGCTGGAAGGTGCGGCGCCCGATGTCATCGGTCTTCTCTTCCAGGATGGCCACGAAGATCACGTGCTTGTCGCGCACATGCTGCAAGTGGGTGAGCGCGGCGATCATTTCCTGGCCCAGGAGACCATAGGCACCCCGGCTGTCGGGTTTGCCCGTTTTCTCGCTGAAGGCCTGCGGCTGGGTCTTGCACCAGGCCAGGCACAGGCGCGAGAGCACCGTGAGGCTGTCGACAAAGTAGTAGTCGTACTTGGCCAGTTGCGCCGGGTCCCCGTACTTCTCGCACACGTGGTCGTAGTGCGCCTGCGAGAACGTCTGGTCCTTGGTCGCAGTCGGCATGGGGCCAGCGAGGAACACCACGAGATCGCGGAACTCCTGCCAAGTGCGTGGACGCACCGAGTCCCCCGTCCAGGATTTGACGGACAGGTCACCAGCCTCAAGGTCCACGAACAAGGTGGCCTTGGCGGGCAGCGTGTGCAGCTGGCTGGTTTTGCCGATGCCGGGAATGCCAACCAGGCAGATCTTGGCGCTGTGTTTTTCGCGCAGGCGCTCTTCTGCGGAGATGATGGGCAAAGACATCACTGCACCTCCACGCCGTTGAACTCGACCTTGATCGCGGGCTTGCCACCCTTGACCGTTCGGGCATCCATGAACTGCTCTTTCATGTTCGTGGGCCAGGCGGTGAAGCGCTTTTCCGACACCGAGAACTCGACGTCGATGTACTCGGACAGGGGCTCGCCTGCGGCAACGATGCGCTCTGCGATGGCTTTGAGTTTTTCCTGATCCCAGCTCACGCGCTTGGGCAGGTCATAACTCACCGAGAGCGGCCCGTCGTTGAAGTGGGTGGAGCCAAAATCACGCCCCGACTCGTGCAGTGCGCTGCGGCCCTGACCACCAAAGCGCAGCTCCATGGCGGCGTCGAGCTTTTGGCGGTTTTCCTTGGCCCACTTGAGCAAGTCATCAAGGTTGGTGGTGGCCTCAACCAGTTTGGCGTGAGGCAGAGCGGCCAGTTGATTGACCGACATTTCCGCAATTTCTGCGGGATAGACCATGAGGTTTGACAT